GAAACGTTAGTTAGTGATATAGTCCCAATTCTTCGCACAATAGATGATGCGGTGGATGCATGGGATAGCATAGGGTTCAAACTCGAACATGAATGAGGGGATAAACAAATGACTGGTAACTTCCAAGTCAGTAGCAAACTCTACGATGGACGTATCTTCGTCGTAGCATCAGAGACCTACGCAGGATTCTGCGAGGCTTTAGAGCAAGCCGTAGGCGTTGAGGAGTCACAAGAACTTCTTAAGCAGATGGCACAGTCACTTGCTGGTGCACCACAGAATGCATCACAGGCGGTTGAGAATGTTCGTTCTGCGTATCCAAATGCACAGGTCGACCATACTGCTCATCCAACACAAACTGCAAGCAACACTATGGGTCCAGAGGCTAAGCGTTGTAGCCATGGAATCATGACAAAGCGACAGGGTTCAGGGGCTAAGGGACCTTGGAAGGGCTACATGTGCCCATCTCCAAAGGGTACTCCCGACCAGTGCCAACCTGTATTCATCCGTCGCAACGATGCAGAATGGGAATCTTTCTAAGAGATGAGAACACTTGCCCGCGCAGTAGGTAGTAAGGACATAGGTGGCGAACCGCTACCGACTGTCTTTCGTACCTTCGAATTAAACAAAGTCGTGTTTCGACGTGCCGAAATATCGATGATTGCTGGTACACCTGGTGCTGGCAAGTCTTCTGTCGCATTAGCCATAGCGCTACGAGCAAAGGTTCCAACACTGTATGTCAGTGCTGATACCAATGCACACACTATGGCTATGCGATTACTCTCTATGATTACTGGCAAGCCTCAATCTGATGTAGAAGTTTTACTTGAGACTGAGGTTGCTACTTCTCGCAAAGTTATTAACGAACATGCTCAGCACATCTTTTGGTCTTTTGATTCTAGTCCTACGCTAGATGACCTAGACCAAGAGGTGGCTGCGTTCGAAGAACTATGGGGATGCTCACCTACTCTTATCGTTATTGATAACCTTATGGATATCTCTAACGATGGCGGAGAAGAGTTCGCAAACATGCGCTCTACTCTGAAAGAACTCAAGTACCTCGCAAGAGATACAAACGCTGCTGTTGTAGTACTTCATCATACAAAGGAGTCCTACACAGGTACACCGTGTCAACCACGCTCTGCTTTGCAGGGTATGGTTGCACAGTTACCTGCCCTTATCTGTACAGTTGGCTCTGATGCTCCTGGCTTTATTGCTGTGGCACCAGTGAAGAACCGTTATGGTAAGGCAGACCCATCGGGCAACACTGCTCTATGGTTGAACTTTAACCCTGAATACATGGATGTTTCTGACATCGCTGAGAGGTTAAAATGAGTTTCATCGACCCTATCGTACCCAATCCTGACTGGGGCAATCCGTTTCCAAACGTAGACCCTGATGAGTGGGAAGATGACGATGATGACTAAACATATAAATGAACTAAAACCAGATTACACAAGGGCGATGGATATCCGTGGTGAGCCAACCACGGTGTGCATCTGTGGAAGTTTCGTCTGGAATCTCAAAGTAGCATTCGCGGAGGATGGTACTATTGGGATGTATTTTCGAGATATGGAGTGTGCTGACTGTGGAACACAGGCAACCGCCCCAATTGAGGAGTAAAAATGAAACTAACAACATACGCTTGGATTATGGCTGCTGTAGTCTTTGTGGGAACTTTGCCTCACACTGTGGGTGCGATGTTTTTGGAGAGACAAATAGAAGCCAGAGAGAAGTGCACTAAACCTTTTTTTGGTGTGGTCTCTATATCTGAGATGAAGAAAATGGCAAAATGGATTGCAAAGGGCAAAGTCCTAGAGCAATACAGAAGTAATAAAGAGTGGAACGCGTTATTCACATTATGGAACAGAGAGTCCAGATGGGATTACACCGCGAACAATCCACGTTCTACTGCATACGGAATACCTCAGATGCTGAAAATGCCTGAGAATACTCCGATGGTAAGGCAGATTGACTTAGGTCTCAAATATATAAAGCATCGCTACGGCAGTCCATCAAGAGCCTTAGCGTTTCATAATAAGAACGGCTGGTACTAAATGAGTGGTCGTGCCTCCAAGGCTAAAGGTGCAGGAGCCGAAAGAGATGTGGTAAAGTATCTCAAACAATGGTTTCCGTATGTAGACAGACGTCTTGCAGGCGCGACCCTCGATAAAGGTGACATCTCAGGTATTCCTGGTGTTACTATTGAAATCAAAAACCATGCCAAGATGGACTTGGCTGGTTGGACAGAAGAGTTGATAGTCGAGATGGCTAACGACAAGGCTTGGACAGGTGTGGTTGTGCACAAGAGGAAAGGGAAGGGGAACCCTGGAGACTGGTACGCAACCATGCCTGTGCAGGTGTGGGTCGAACTCTTGAAGAAAGCATTAGATAAATGAAGTACGATAAACCCAGTATCTCAGCGATACTAGAGCACTATGGTGCTACTGTTCCTACCCGACGTGGATGGTTCTCAATGAAGTGCCCATTCCACAATGATAGTCACGCATCAGCATCTGCTACAACTGACGACAATGCATTTTGTTGCTTTGCTTGTCAGATGAAGGGAGATGGATACGCTATCATTATGCAAAAAGAAGGAGTTGAATTTCGTGAAGCAATCACTATCGCAGAAGGAATCCTTAACGCGCGCGGCGAGGTATTACCACAGCGCTCTGCACGAGGCGGAGGATTATCTCGCAGAACGCGGAATAACAATGGAGGCAGCAACACGCGCACGCTTGGGCGTCGTGCTAGAACCGCTGACGGGTCATGAGACCTATATCAATAGGCTCGCGATTCCGTATCTTACGCGCTCAGGGGTGGTGGACATTAGATTCCGTTCAATGGACTTATCAGAGCCGAAATACATGGGAATGGCTGGTGCGACAACGCATCTCTACAATGTGGGTGCGTTCTTTAGAGCGACCACATTTATTTCTATCTGTGAAGGTGAGATTGATACGCTCACACTCGATACTGTATGTGGTATACCTGCGGTGGGGGTGCCTGGAGTCAACAACTGGAAGAAGCACTACACCAGATTGCTACAAGACTTTAACCAAGTGTTCCTCTTTGCTGACGGGGATAACGCTGGTACTGATTTTGGTAAGTCTCTTTCTCGTGAACTGGGCAATCTTGTGGTAGTACAGATGCCTGAGGGTGAAGATGTGAACAGCATGTATCGCAAGAATGGTGTAGAATATTTCCAACAAAAGATTGCGAGTATACAAGATGCTTTGGCCGAATGATAAAGGTTTCTTTAGATGTGAAAACGAAGGCTGCGATTTCGATACCAACGATATCTTTGACTTTCTAGACCACTCAGGTGTTGAGTTTACTTGGGGAGTTAAGATTACTCCTAAGTATTCCTTTGACCTGTTTGAGTTCCTGCAGTACCTATCTGACACAGTGAACCATGGTGACATTGAGGATGCATACCTGTTGATTCAGGAGACAGCATTGGCATTTGTGAATGCCTCTAGTAACGAATTAGAAAAGCACATAGAAGAATCTATAGTTGCAGATGAAGCAAGTGCAGGAATTAAACACATAGAAAGGTTGCTACGTGACAATTAGCAAGGATGAACTAAAAGAACTAATCTGGAAAGAACAACCAGTAGACCAGTTTGACCTAGATGTCTACGAGATTGTTGATGAACTGTATATGTTACTGCTGAGTAAGCATAGCGATTATGGTCCACTCAACATCGCTCAGTCTCCTGGTGGACCTCTCAATGGTCTACGTGTTCGTATGTGGGACAAGATTGCTCGCATCAATCACTTAATTGACAATGGTGGAGATGCACAACATGAGCCTCTTGAGGATTCCTACAAAGACCTAGCAAACTATGCTATCATTGCACTAATGGTACTACGAGGAAAGTGGCCTACAGAATGAAAATTTTCGGACCTTACAAAGGCTCAAAGCAGAACGGTGGACGTCCTATCTACGTCTTTAAGAGAAAGAAGAAGAACGGTGAAACTGTTACGACTTCTAGCAATAAGGCTAGAGTTGATTATGAAAAGGCCACAGGAAAAACCTTACCAAAGGAAACAGAAGTCGACCACAAGAACAACAAAGGTCGAGCAGGCGATGACAGGTTATCAAACCTCAGAACCATTTCCAAAAGCAAGAATGTGGGATTAGAAAACAAGCGTCGTGCTAAAAAGACTGTTGCTAAAAAGGCAGCACCAAAGAAAGCAGCGAAAAAGAAATGAAAAATATTGTTTGCATCTCCGACTTGCAGGTCCCGTACCACGATGTAGAAGCCACTAAAGCAGTTGCTAAATTTATCCAATGGTACCAACCTGAGACAGTCGTCTCTTGTGGAGACGAAATGGATATGCAGACAATCAGTAAATGGAGTAGAGGAACTGAGTTAGAGTTTGAACGCTCTATTGCTCGTGACCGTGACTTAACACGCAAAGTCTTGTATGACTTAACTGTTGAGCACATGGTACGTAGTAACCACACTGATAGATTATTTAATACAGTTGCTATGCGTGCACCAGGATTACTTGGCCTGCCTGAGTTGCAACTGGAGAACTTCTTAGGCTTAGACGAACTTGATATTAAGTACCATGCAGACCCTTATGAGTTGGCGCCTGGCTGGCTTCTTATGCATGGTGATGAAGGAAATGTGCAACCCACTGCGGGTGCGACTGCCTTGGGACTGGCAAAGCGCTCTGGTATGAGCGTAGTGTGTGGTCACACGCACCGCATGGGGTTGACACATCAGACTCAGACTTACCGTGGTGGTAAGCCTAAGACTGTATGGGGTATGGAACTTGGTAACCTGATGGATTACCGTAATGCAAAATACATCAAGGCAGGACTATTCACTTGGCAGCAAGGGTTTGGTATCTTGCATGTTGATGGAAAGAATGTCACACCACAACTTGTACCAATCATCAATCAATCTTTTACCGTGGATGGAAAAACATTTAAGTGGTAAAAACAGAAGACTATGAAGGCATGGTTGGTTCAATTGCATATGAGTTCTCTCGTAAGTTTCACATGTGTGATGCAGATGATATTAGACAAGAGTTATGGGTTTGGTTCCTTGAGCATCCTAACAAGGTAAAGACTTGGGAAGAATTAGACGGCAAGCAATCAGTAAAGTTAATTGCTAGGTCACTACGTAATGCTGCTAAAGATTACTGTCAGCGTGAGAAGGCTCGTGCTGTTGGTTACAAGGTAGAAGATAACTATTACTATGACCGTGAGGTTGTTGAGTTGTTGCTACCAGCAGTGCTTCGTAAAGACTTAGTTGCACCTGCTATGACTGAACTAGGGTTCACTAAGGCTAAGAAGGTTGCATCAGAAGGTGGTAATTGGTTTGCCATGATGGCAGATATTGACAGGTCACTGTCTCGTCTGACTCAAGAACAACTGAGCATCATCTATCTTCGCTTTGGAGATGGGTGCGATAACGCTAGCCTGGCAACAGAATTAGCCATCTCAGAAGATGCAGCACGTATGCGCGTAAACAGAGCAGTGAATAATCTATTGAATTTCCTTGGTGGTACACGTCCACGTAAGGAACGAGACTACACGGAAGAGGAAGCCAATGAGCGAGCCAACGATGGACGAAGTGAAGACGACATTCGAGATGTTACAGAAGAAGTTACAGGACAAGACTTGGACTGATACTCAAGACCCAGATTTTATTGAAGCGTTAAAGCGCGTTGAGAACACCTTCCAGCAGATGGCTGCTCAGATTTATATTTTCATCAGTTACTTTGAGCAATATGTCATCGCAATACAAGCATCACCTATCTTTGCATCTGGAGAAATTCCATCTGACGACAGTCAATCTAGTAATCCAACACAAACTTCTGAGGAACCTGCCAATCGTGCTGAGCGTCGCG